ATATGTAACAAGATCTGTTTGTAAATCTACAAATGTTGAATCAATATAAGTAGGTTTTACTTTATTTATTAGATTCTCTGCCATTTTCATGAAAGCAGGATATATAAATCTTCTATAAATTTTCTCTCGCAACGCAGGTTTGGATTCAGAGCGATTATATGCTGAAATAGCAAAATCTGTTATCTTTGTAAAATATACGTTACTCTTTTTCTTCGCTCGAGCCATTGAATTCCTGTTTTAATTCCGTTACCACTTCATTTAATAACGAAAACGTCGTCCCCGCCTCATCTTCTGATTCAAATGCACCTAAACGATCAATTTGTTTCATAGCATCATATGATTTTTCAATTCTACCATACATGTATTCATTGGTTGATTCTAATGTTTCGATGTATTCTTGTGAATCGGCTAATGCTCCTGCTAAGAACCAAACTCGATATCCTAAATAGCCAATTGCACTAAGAGATGCAATACTAATTAATATTGTTACCATATTATTCCTCGTTAAATGCTTTGAATAACTCTGTTAATGTCTTTTCAACATCTGGATTATTTTCAGCTAGATTTTTTAATCCATTACTTTTTTGCGTTTTACTTTTTTCAGATACTGGATTAGGAGATGTATTTTTATTGTTTCTCCAACGTTCATACTCTATAATAGATGCCATATGATCTGCGTGGTGTAAAATAATCGGTAAATTTGTTTTTAATTTTGCTTGAGCTGATCTAGCAACGAAATAAGGTTTATTTGCATCATCATACATACCGTCATGGATCTTAATAGCTTGATACTCATTCCAAGATACTTTAACTCCATATTCTTGTAGTAACCATAAAGATAAATCCGGTACCATTGCGAATGGAATATTTGAATTTGTCTTGTAAAGTTTACCTTGATTTTTACGATGCCAATCTGATGTTTCTACTTGATATACTTCATTACCATCACCTGGAAAACCTGACTTACCTAAATCATGATGCATTGCTGCAAACAATAACTCCTCTTCAGTATAACCAGACATATCTGCACCAGTAACTGTCCAAGTATTATGTAACGTTAATGCACAATCCATTACTCGAAGTACATGATCTACATAACCTCCTGAAAACGCATTATGAAAATGTTCCATGGAAGATGCTGGCATAAATACCATTCGGTCTTCTAATTCATCATACATTTTATTTAATGCATCTTTACGTGTAGGGAAGAACTGATTAACTAATTCTCGGTAACGTTCCCAATTTGATTTGATTTTTTCTGCTTCTAACATAAATTTATTATAAGAAATTATTTACGTATTTCCAAATGTTTACCATTTACCAATTTAGAAGTGCATTCCCAACAAGTTATAGCAGTTGCTTTTTCATCAACTCGTTCACATACATTGTCGCAATATTTGCACTGTAATCTTTTAAACCCCTTTGGCGGAGCTGTTGATTTTGATTTCATGTTTTTGGATTTTATTCGCGAGTTAAGAATTCTTTTGCTGACTCTAATTTTTTCATTGCACGATAAAGATTGTCTAACAAAGATGGTTTATCAATTTTACCTTCTTCTAGAGCTTTACCTGTTGCACGGATTGTTTCGCGCGCATCTTCAATATCGTCAGTGATTCGATTTTTGTTTTTCATTGTGCTTGTAGCCATATATAACCTTTTTTACTTATTAATATTATTTATTATAAATATATTATTCTAAAATTAATGATGTATTTTGACAACATTCTAAATTTAAATTGCCCCAAGATAATTCTTTAGCCTTTGCTTCAACCTCAATATCCAAATCTAATACACCATATGTATTAGGCGTAGTTGTAATGTAATCGGCATGAGCTTGCTCTTTGATCTTGGTAAACTCTTTGTATTGTTTGTGGAAGGTAGGCCATTTCGGTAAATCTTCTAACGAAATACCATGATGATCAAACATACGCTCAATAAGAAGTTGTTGTTCGCGGCGACGAGATTCGCTGTAATGAGTGCATTGAGTAACACCATGGAACTCCCACGTTTCGCGAGCCATAAAGAATGCTTCTTCTTCGGATAAGTCACCGGTATTGAAAGTGTGATGCCAATAATCAAATGTAACTGGAATACCTTCAGATGCATACAATGTCTTGTATAATTCTCGGACTGAATACATAGATGCCTTATCATCATTCTCAATAACCAAACGAGCCTTGCAAGAATCAGATAAACGATCATAGTTATGCAGCCAACGATTAATAGTGCCGGGCTTATCATTATATGTAGCACCAATGTGAATATTGATAAGATTTTCAAAGCTAGGTGCAAAACCCATAAGATCAAACAATTCTGAATGTCGTTCTAAACTAACAATGCTATTGTCAACAACTACGGCATCAGGACTACCTAGGATATGAAATGGGCCAGGGTGCGTTGTGATGCGATGACCATGTGCCTTAGCATAGTCGCCGGCAGCACGAAGATGTTGTGCAATTTCTGCAATACCAGGTAAATCTGCCAACTCATAATGATTCCATCTAGGAAACAATTCACTACCAACACGGAATAGTCGAATACCCTGAGATTCATTCCATTGCAGAATAGTTAATAAGTCTCGAGCATTTTCTAAAGCAATGTCAGATGCTAATTGTAAACCACCGAGCTTGAACTTGCGATCAATCATAGTACGACCGGTACGAATACCTTGTTGTGAAAGTTGCTGGTTGATGCAGCAATAACCGAATCTAATCATAGGATTTTTTTATATTATATGAAATTTATTGCGTAATTCAAAATATATAGTTTTTTTGTTTTCTATATATTTATAAGAAAGAAAATAAACTTAAAAGGATACAACATGAAAAACACCTTAGCAGAAAATTTGCTGCGATTCGGCGTAAAGAATTTTACACATGAAAATTTATACCGTGTGAGTCAATTATTAAAAGAACAATTTGCCTTACCGGCAGCACCAGCGTTCAACTTTGCTAAAATACGAGCTAACGCAGATTTTGCAGCAGCGGAAAATGTCGTTAAAAATTTTATGGCAAGACAGAAAGTTTTAACTACAATTCCAGATGCTGCATTTTTGCTTACAATTGCAATGATGCCCAATAACGGAAGTGGTTTTTTCCAAAAAACAATGTTAAAAAATCCAGATAAAGCATTTGACGCAATGCAAAAGGGTAACTGGAACATTCTAGAAATAGCGAAAGAAATAGGCAGCAACGAAAAGATAATACAATTTAATGAAAGTCCAAATGAGCCTGGCAAGATATTCATGAAGGGAACAATGACAGCAACTAGTTATGCTGCTAGTGATGTAGCAGAAGGAGCAGCTACAATTCAGGATATTATATCATATATGAATAATTATAATATTTTAGCTGGGGCGAATGGCTCTGTGACCACAGGGTGGGATGTTGATTATGGTCCAGCGGCCAATGACATTTCTGATTTTGCCATGGAGTATAACAACATGAAACCAAAAATGCCAGGTTATGGAGCATGGTTACCAGATGAATCAAGCAATTCTGCTACTTCGTATGTTTATGGATTAGTAAGTTTCAAAGCAGCAAGTTCTAAAACTACAGCTGGAACTAAAACTGAAGTAACATATACTCCAGGACCGGAATTAGGATCTAATTTAGGGCCACAGTTATTTGAAACTGGAACAATTACGCCAGCGCCAACTTTAGCTGAACGAGTAAAACAAGCTGTTGAAGATGCAAAAAGTTTGGGTACTATTGTAGGAGCAAGAATTATATCAGGAGCATCATTCGATCGCCCAGTAGAAGGAAGTCGAGAAATGTTTGCTAACAAGGTAGGAATGCCAGTTGATAAAGTGCCAATGGACCCTAAAACAGATCAAGAAGGTGAAGTAAAAGATCCAATGTCAGGCGGTAATGCATTTTTAGCATATTATCGAGGTATTGCAATAAAAAATGTATTAGATAATCTAGGCCTAGGCGTTACGCCTACTATAGAAGCAATAGTTGCAAAAGGTGGCGATGCTGCGCAATATGCTAAAATAATGTTTAGTGTAAAAAAGGCAGATGAAACTACTTCTATAACTACAGATGACATAAAATCAATTGGTACCAAATCAGCATCGAATGAATTAAGTGGAAAATTTCAATGTGCTAAATTTAGTTGGTAATCTTATTTAAACATTAAATAAAAAAAAGGGGGCTTTCACCCCCTTTTCTACTTTATATATCTTTTATAAAATGATCTTTATCAATACCATAACCTAAATGAAAAATGATTTGTACGATATAAGAAGTAGCATACTCATTAATATTTACTGATATTGCTCCGTAGCTACAAAGTTCTACATTAAATCGTTCAAGTTTTCCATCTCCATTAAGATCTAATGGACATGAAGTTTGTTTAGCGGTACGAATTGGAGATAATAACATACCATGATGCATTGGTGAATGAATCCATTGATTCAAACAAGAATCTGCAATATACTTATAAGTACTAGAATTAATTTCAAAAGTTTTTGGTAATGTAACGCCGCAAATTAATTCACTTCCATTTGGCCATTCCCATTCTGGACCATTGCGGTGTCCCCATAATGCATTTTTAGATAAAAAATTATTCCATTTCAAAGAAGACTGATACCAATAATTTGACCAAATAAATGATTGTTGATTATTTTGATTTCTATAAGAATTAACGGTATTAAAAATAACTTGAGCTAATTCTTTATTCTCAGTATATGAATTACATTTCGGTACAGAAATTTGTGCATTACTAATAACTGCACTGATACTAAAAAATGTGGTAACAATTAATTTTTTCATCTCTCTTATTTTTATACTATAAATATAAGAAATAAATCAGTATGATCCAATCGAAATACAAAAAAAGTTTAATCTTTTTTTACAAAGCCACTTAAAAAGTCTCGTTGTTTTTGGATTGCTGTATCGAGTTCAATATTTCCTCGTTTTGTTGTATCGTTTCCACGCACTCCTTTAGAGCTAGGCTTAACAACATCTTTTGTCTTAGTTCCTGCTCCGGTTGATTTAATTCCTTTACTATTTTTTGTAGATACGTGTTTGCTAGTTGCAATATCGTCTCGGCTTTCATTTTCTGGCCTTCGGGTGTCTCTAAAAATTTCTGAATATGTGCTGGAATGTCCGGTTTGGATGCGTGTAACAAGTTCTTGTTGTCCCAATGATCTAGTTTCGTCGTGGTTGATGATTCCTGTTGTATACGTTGTCTTATGCGTTTTAATTTGAATACCGCAAGGATACTTTGTACCCTCCGAATCAACCGTATATTGAATGCCCCAATTCGTTTCTTTAGTTCGTATAACATAACCATATTTTTTACAACCAAGCCAGGTGAAGAACACTGCCTCACCTGGTTTATATTGGATTTTATTAAATTGTTTTTGTATTGTGTCAGGAGCTTTTTGTTTTGCCATTTTGTTTTAATTAAAACATAAATTAGATATTTGATTGATTATACGAAATACTCTCATATAACGTGTAATCTTATCTTTTCGAAAACTTTTTTCTAATTCAACATCTCGACGTAAAATATAACCTGCTTCCATGAATTTCATAGTTATATGTTTTATTGAACGCAAACTATTAGATTCAATTAAAATATTTTCATCGTCAATAATAATATCAACACGGTCTCGATCGTCTGGTATCTTTGTTACCGTAGTTTCATCCGTGTCGTCTAATGAAGATTTAACTGCGGCAAAGAAAGATCCTAAATCCAGTGTGGATATACTTGCACGTTGTATTAAACTATCATATAGTTCAAAGAAATAATGAATTTGTTCTTTAGACTTTAACTGCTTATAATAAGTATATTCTGCAGCACTAACAAAAGTTATATCAAATATTGTTTTCATATTCATCGAGCCGTTTTATTACAAATAAGTCATCAATCAAATCTACAGTTAATTGTTTAATAACTGCAATTTGTTCGCGTGCTTCGTACAAACTCGTTGCCATTACGCGGCCTATGATTTCAATGTCATTTTTAAAATGATAAACATATATCATACATAGCGGTTTCTTTCTTATAAATATAATCCTAATTCATAATTACGCAATGCAATTGTCAATGCATCATTCAATGTTTCATTTAATTTGCCAATTTCGTGTTTTACTAATAACAAATTACGTCCTTTTATTTCCAAAGAAAATGCTTCATCTTTTTTAGGTTTAGATGCATACATATTATTAGTATAAGTGTCAATTGCTTTTGTATAAGTAATCAAATCTTTATAACGCATTTTAATAGTTTGTCCTGCAACAGTCAATGTACCCATAGAACAATTCATTGGGTCTGTTTTAAAATTTTCTGCTGAGATCTTTTCATCAAAGACAAAATCTAAATTTGTCCACGTTGTCCCATAACGGTTACTGTACTTTTCTGAGATAGCCCAGGGCTGATTAATGCTCGTTGTCATTTTTTGTTAAAATTTATAAATTAATACTGTGTATACGTCTTTTGAATAATTGTGTCGGATTGAAACGAATTGATATTTTTCGATCAACATATCCATAATCAAACCTGGATGGATATACAAGAAGCCTTCATGTTGTTTAGTTTTGATAGGTGATAATAGATTGAATGCAACAACATTATTTGCTACATTGTATAAAATATCAATATCAGAAAATACTTTACGTAAATCTTCATCTTCTGTATTGCAGCGTCGTTGTGTAAATACACCTGATGCTACAACCCAATCATGATTGTTTAATTTCGTAGTTTCAAATGCTCCTGTGATTGTATCATAGCCATACTTTTGTTTAGCAATATCCGACATAATTGGATTATGATCAATTCCAGTCCACGGAGCAGGCTCACCAAAGAAATCAGTAATGAAATTAGCCATATCACCTCGGCCACATCCAATATCTAAAATACTTTGCGAAGGATTGAATCCTACTAGTAAATTTTGAAATAAATAATGTTGTTCTGCAGTATCATGATATCCAACAGGCATTGGACTATACATCATATAATCGGGATCCGTTGGTGTTAACGAATCCCATTGTGCGTGTAACTCATCACTATTAACTAAATTATTTAAAATTTTAGTTTGTAATTGTTCTGTATCCATGAATTTTATTTTACCAAGAAGCTTTACCTGCCGAATATGATCTACATATTGGTAATGCATCATCTGCTACCAATTGTTTGTACGGAACTGTACTTTCAATAACTTCTGTGTTACAAAGCTTTGCAGTTAACGATTTATTAATATACGTGTCATTACCAGATGTTGAAATCATTACCATTGCGGAACGATTTTCTAGTAAAACATCATATACAACTTGTTT